GTTAAGAGGTTTGATAGCTTTGTGAAGATAAGAAAGAACCATGGCTCTCTTTGAGTCCATTAGACCCGAGTTAACATTGACTACAGCATCAATAGCAATCTTTGTGCCTAAGTTAGAGTGAGCACCAATCATACCTCTTTCATTGTAGAGGTAATATTCTTTCATATTCTTAATGATTTCCATACCTGATTCGGTATCTTTGGCTTTCTGGATTTCGCGGATCTTGCGAATTCGACGCGGATCAATGTATCTAAGCTCTTGAATGCCTTTAGCTGGCGACTTGTCGTCAATGATAACGTGATAGAATAATCTACCATCCGTATACCAACGACGGAATAGTTCATGCCCCATGTTACCAAAATCTAGGAGCTTAAGAACATAGTCAAACTCTTCTCTAATCTTCTTTTTAATATTGTCTGGTTGTTTTAGTTCGTCGGTATCAAGTTCAACACCAGATTCGGAATCATCATTAACGATTGCCTCATTAACGATTTCATCAATAGCAGTTTCCAACTCTGGCTGCATAGCCATTTCACGATAGCGAGTGATAAGTTCGATTTCGTTTCTAACAACACCGTCAAGATCGACATAGGTACCATAATAAGCACCTGACTGAATAGTTACAGCGCCGTCATCATTTTGTGGCAGCGCGAAAGATTTATTCTTTTCTTCTTGATCTTGTTGTTTTTTGCGACTTATCTCAAAGCCAAAAAGTTGGACCATTACTCACTCCAGTTTGAATGGGTGGGGATTTCTCCCCACCCTGTTATATAATATAATTAGACTTGAACGGCGCTTGGGCCGGCCTGAGTCGAATCTGTAGTAGCCCTTGATGCTGGGTTTGTAGATTCCCACCACTGATAAGCAAAAGTCACAGAAAACTCTTCGATTGAATCGTTTGCTCCCCAATCAACTTCGATTGGACTTACTTCGATTGGGAACATTCCTACGAACTTGTATTCCTTGATTACATTACCAGCTTTACCAAACTGTGTTATATATGCGTCTTTCTGGTAAGATAATGGACTTACAAGAGATCGAAGATTGCCAACATGCGAGTTGAGCGCACTCATCCACTTTTCGAATGAGTTTCGAACTTTAAAGTCTTCGTCGTTGATGATTACCACAGTCCATTCAGAGAAGATTCTATTTCCTGAAAACTTTAGTTCACGACCAAAGTAGTTAACAGGAATTGAATTTACTGTTGATCCTGGTAATTGTGCCGAACGACACATGAAGTTGAAAGCGACTTCAGAGCCGCTTTCTCCGTTGATGTTAACAGTTAGATCAGGAATGGTGCAAGAGAATAGATTAGGTCTTGCACCATCTCCTACCATCTGTGATCTAAAATTTGCTACGTTAAACTCTGCCATTTTATTCTCCTCTGAATCTATTTATGTTCATTTTATTGATTAAAACTTACCAACGATTTCATCAAAGGCAACACCAGTTCTAACAGCCACAAAGTTAAGCTGAATGAAGTTGATGCTTCTAGCAGGCTTGATGTAGATATCACCAATAAATTCGTTGCGGTCGATAACCTCTGGAGTGTTATTGGTCTGATCGCAAACTACACGGTACTGGTAAATACCACGACGGCCTTGTACATCACGAAGATATGGTTCTACAAGCGAAATGAACTGAGCGCGTGTAAATTCGTCATTGAACTCAAAGAGTGAGTACTTAGCTGCTCTTGCAATTGCCTTTTCAAGGACAATAAACAATCTACGAACGTTGATACGATCAAACGCTGATGGACGAGCTAGAAGTGTCTTATCTCCGTATAGAACTGTTCCTTCGCCTGGGAATGTTACAACTGGATTAACACCGTTTTTGTAAAGCTCATCTCTTGCAGTCTTGTTTGGATTCCAAGCAAGCTTAACAACATTCTTGATCTGACCACGATTGAATCCAGCTGGTGAGTACCATGGATCACGCTCAAAGTCTGTTCTTACACATAGACCAGCAACGTCACCGTTTAGTGGTACCCAACGGTAAACGTTGTTGTACTTGTCGAACTGATATTTCCAACCTGAGTCCATTACAGCATATGAAGATGAGTTGAACAAATCTCTATATGCGGCAATATCTGTTGTTTCATCGCCATAGTTATTTACAGCATCATTCATTTCTGGTGATAAGAATGCTACACAATCTTTACGAGATTCTGCAATATTTTCTACAATATGTTTTGCAACTGTTTGATTTGCAGCGCCTGCCATGACAAGAGAAATATCAACTTCTTCAGCATTCTTAAACTTATCATATGCATCGATTAACTCTGCGCCAGTTACTGTTGACGATACACCATTTGCTAATACTTTAACGTATGAATCATATGGTCCAGAGTTAAATGTTGTGTTAGAAGCAGGTACGCCCCAATTTGCCACAACTAGATGAGTTTGTAATGTTATTGATATTACTGCTGATGTACCATTGCCAGAAGCAGACTGAGCAACACCAGTTACTGTTTCTCCTACGTAATAACCATAACCTCTATTGTTAATGGTAATACTACCACCCGTACCTTCAATAAATCCTGTAGCGTTTGCAATGAACGATACGTTTGCTCCAGTTCCTGAACCGCCAGAAAGAATGATATATCCTGTATCATTATTATCAAATTTGGCAGCAGTATTAGTTACGGCTGTAACTGTATTAATATTAAATGTGTTTCCTGTTTGATGATTTACAATATAAATGTACTTTGAACGATCATTAATAACATTTACATAGTAGTTTGATGAACCATCATCATTTTTAGCATCAGAAGCTTTAGATACAAAAGCAAACTTTTCTAGAACTGTATTTGGACTTCCTGTGAAGTTGCCCTTTTCATCAATAACGATAATGTGCATTTCATCGTTTCTACCGCCGCGATTTCCAACAAAGTTAGAAGTGTTTGGCTTAGCATCAAACTGATTGGCATATTCTACTGAAGTACTTGTCCAGTTAGTCCAAGCTGTTGAATTTTGACCATTAGCAAAGATAGCAACACGAAGACCGTTACCTTTGTCACCGGAATAACGAGCAGCAATCGTTGTGTTTGAAGATGCTGTGAATGGGCTATTATAGTTGTAATTGTATACATCTTGATTTTGAATCAACAGACCATTGCCGTCTGTTGCGTTTCTATCAGATGTTCCATTGGCTGCACGAACTACTTTAAGATTTCTTGCATATGATAGGAAGTTTGCAGCAGTAAACCATGTTGCAAAGTTGTTGCTATCTGGTTTACCAAATCTATCAGCAAGTTCATTTTCGTTTGAAATTGTTACGATAGTATTAGCTGGGCCCCAATTAAATTGTCCTGCAATCGCACCTTCTGTTGTTCCAACAGCTGGAACAATGGTAGTAAGGTCAAATTCAGATACATTTACACCTGGTGACAGTTGAAATGCCATAGTATCTCTCCTTTATAAAATGGATTATTCTTGTTGTTATTATTTAGAAAAATGAAGATTTTACAGCTTTCTTTTCCAATTAAAGTCATCCCAAGGATATCTCTTGGATCTGTCATCAAACCACACGTTTCCAAACTCATCCACCTCATAATCTGGGTTATCAACACCGTTGTCTATGATAGGCAATGGCGTCAAATCAGTGTCCATAATGTTTAGTTGTTCTTGTTGGAGCGTAACTCTTATATCATTGTTTATGTTTTCTTTGAAGTATCTTTGGGCAGTCAACCAACCGAAATGAACTAAAGTCATTACAAGATCGTCGTTATTGCCCTCTTCCGCTTTAAATGACTGTTTATCAGCGGAAAATGTAGTTAGTTCTGTGATAGTTTCAGCATCATTTATGATCAACTTATCGCTTTCAATGAGCGTCTTTAGATTAGTACAACCGATCATTTTTGTCTGCTTGGACGTTTTTAAGCCGTAAGCGATTCTTTTCTTGAAACCCGGAGTTTGCTGTTGACCTTGCTTACCCTTCATTTCAATCTTGATAAGATTTTCGTATGCAAGTTCAAAGTGTATAATATCCGACACTTGAAGTCCAATACTATTGATTTCCACAAGCACGAAAGCATCATTATATAGCTTTGCCGTCTGGACAATGATGGTAGGGAACAAGAAGGGCGATATCTTATTGTTTCTATACTTAGCCACCTGTCTATAAGG